GGCCCCGAAGCCGACTTTCCAGATACACCATGAAAACGCTAGGCATTGTTGCGCTTTTGGCTGTGGCTTTAATGTTTGTTGTTACCAGTTGTAGTGACAGAACCCGTAACACTTGTGTAGAACAACCCGAAGCGCCCAGGTGCCACCAATGAAACGGTTAACAAACGGCGAAATTAAAGCACGGCTAATTCTGATTGTGGGCATAACGCTTTCACTAACTTTTATTTTGTCGACTGCTTCACTTATCTACGGACTGCTTTTTATTGTGCAACCATTGGAAGTTTCACCCAATGACGAAAGCGCATGGACTTTACTTTCACCCATGATGTTGTTTCTAACTGGCGCCCTGTCAGGAATACTTGCCAGCAACGGCCTAAAAGATAAGGACAAACAAGATGACTAGCCGCCCTTACACAGGTAACAAAGACGCCGTTCACGCCGCAAAGCGTGAAGGCACAAAAGTGTTTGTGGACTATTGCTGTTACTTATTTGGCGTCACCAACATAGGCATTTTCAACGACAGAAACATGGTAGGCACCACCCCACCAAAAAAGTCTGTACATGCCACCTGGCGTGCTGTAGACCTAAAAGGTACTCAGGAACAACGGTTTAAACTAATTGACTTCCTGTTTACCCACCGTGACATTTTGGGCATAGAAGAAATCCACGATTATGCAGGCACCTACAAAAACAACCCCAAAGGTTGGGGTGCTGGCTACCGCTGTGACCGTGACGCCTGGCGTGTCTACGACAAAAATACGATTGGGTCAAAAGGCGCCCAATGGGTACATGTCGAAGTTTCGCCATTGCTGGCTGACCACCCCGATGTTGTTCACCATGCGTTTAAAACTATATTTGATGCTTGACATAGACCTACCGAATCGGTAGACATACCCCGACCTGACCCCGACTGAAGGACAAACCAAAATGAATGTTAAGCGTGTTTTAGGCTTAGGCCTGTTTACTTACCTGATGTGTGCCGCAATAGCGGTGGCGTTCCAAAAAGACACACCACCCAACATTGCCCCAGTAGTACCGGCAACAATCACCCTGGGCGACCTGACCCCACAACAACTGCAGGACAGGGCCGAAGAGCTGACAACCACAACCAGCACCACTAGCACAACTACTTCGACACAACCCACAACCCGTGTTGCATACGTTGACCCTGACACTAAATGCCAAGAATGGTTGCCCATTGCGGTATCGGTCGGCTGGCCCAACAACACCGAAACGCTACAGAAACTAGGGCGCCTGATCTGGAAAGAAGCAAGGTGTCAGAACGTCAGTTACTTGCACCCACAGTTCAACGGCCATGACCACGGACTGGTACAAAGTAACGAAATCCACCGTGCTTGGATAGAAGAATTGTTCGCAATGCCCATGGAAGAATCCATGTCCGACCCGACCCTAAACCTGCGTTTCGGTTGGTTGCTGTATGAAGCCACCGAAGAAAACCACGGTTGTGGCTGGCGCCCATGGAAAATGTGTTAGCAAATGTTCAATGTTGACCGACCCGACTGGCAACAAGACGCAAACTGCCGTGGATTAGACACCAACTTATTTTTTCCCAGTAACGGCAAAGAGTCTGCAGAATCACGAGCAATCATTAAACCGATCTGTGAAGCCTGCACCGTATTCGACAAGTGTTTTGCTTACGCTGTAGCGTTTCCCGAAAAGGCGTTACAAGGCTTTTGGGCTAACACGTCCGAAGGCGACAGGCGCCGTATGCGTTACTCTGCCACACCAGTTGGCTATCGTAGAATTAAACCCGACAAATGAAAGGCCCGACATGACAGAACAGTTAGCCGAAATGACAGCGGCAATCGCCAAAGCCGAAATTGCTATGAAAGCGGCGGCCTGGCAGTTACAAGCCCAGACCGATGACATTGCAATGCTTAGAAAAGCCCTATTTGAATTGGCATATGTTGCCGAAGAAAACGGTATCTATTTGTCAAATCTGACTAAATCGACACAAGACGCCATTGTGGCTATGCGCCTAGGTGGTTTTAAATGACCTGCGAACTATGCAAAAAAGACTTGACCGCCTTTGACATTCGACTACAGGACTTGTTGCAAGGTATTTGCCTGAACTGTGGCAAAGCTGGCGACTGGCTACACATGACACCTGAAGAGTCACGGCGCTGTTCAGAATTACACGCTTGGGCAAACATGAGCAACGCCGAACGAATCGCCTACGACCGAAACAGGGGCAACTAATGGACTTGTCAAACTATGTTGACGTACCAACACGCTTTGCTATGGCATTGGAACGCTGGCCCGAATTACGCATAGTTGAAAACCGCCCCGAAATTATTACCATTGGCGACAAAGTTTTTATTGCTGTAACTGTGCAAGCCTGGCGCACACCGGACGACCAGATTCCTGCACAAAATACGGCATGGGAAATTTTCCCTGGGGCCACGCCGTTTACTAGAGGTTCTGAGATGATGAACGCAAGCACCAGCGCCCTAGGTCGTGTTTTAGGGTTCATGATGTCATTCGGCCCGAAAATGGCGAGCGCCGAAGAAGTACGCAACCGCCAACCCGAAACCCACGCCCCAGCAGTGCTTGTCAGACAGCCCGAAAAGCCCCGTACAGCCTCGCTAGGCGCAAATGCGACCAACGCACCATCTGAAGCCCAAATGAAGTTTCTACGAGGCTTAAATTATGAAGGCCCAGCACCCGAAACAAGAAACGAAGCCAGCGCCTTAATTAAAAGGTTGCAAACATGACCACAATCAAATTGACACGCCAAGAAATGCGAACCGCCGCCTACACAGGTGTAGAACGCAATCTGCACGCCCTAAGCAAAAACATGACTAACTTGTACGGCGCCCCACAACGAAAAACAGAATGGCAAAACGATGTTGTAGGCGCTATTGGCGAATACGCCGTGGCTAAATTCTTAAACGTCTATTGGAACCCAGCAGTCGAAATAAACCTGACCGACTTACCTGGTGACGTTGGCATATATCAAGTCAGAACAACAGGGTGGCCACAAGGCTGTTTGCTAATGCACCCCACAGACAAAGACGAAGCACCATTTATTTTGGCTGTAGTCGAACGCAACACAGTCACACTTAAAGGCTGGCTGTACGGCTATGAAGGCAAAACATTAGGCGAGTTAAAAGAATACGACACCTACTGGGTAACTCAAGACAAACTGCACCCCATAGACCGTTTGCCATGAAAGAATCCTATTTTCAATCACAAGTTGTAATGCTTGCCAAATTGCACGGCTGGCTAGTTATGCACACACGGGCTGTGGAAATCCGCCCTGGGGTGTGGAAAACCCCCATACAAGGCCATGCAGGATACCCAGACCTAACCTTGGCACACCAATACCGTGGCGTCATATTTGCCGAACTAAAAAGCGACACAGGTCGAGTCAGCGTCCTGCAAAAAGCCTGGCACGAAACACTCACAGCCGCCGGCCAAGAAGTACATGTATGGCGACCCAAAGACCTACAAGACATATCAACCCGACTAGCCAGGAGACCCGACCATGACTGAATTTATGCAACCTATCCACCCAATGCGTGTCATCACAGGTGACCACGAATACACGTTTACTATCCCTGTGTTTGCTATCGCTATATCAAACTCACATGACGTGGAATACCTGACGATTAACGGGTCGTTCTACAGAACTGCCACAATCAAGTTTGCTGAAATCATGATTAACGGCACCTGGGTACGACTCGAAACACGCCACCACCCAGCCACCTGATACAGTCACCACAATTTCATTAGCGACAGGGCGCACACTGGCACCCATTAGACCGTTCAGGCTCTGAATCTGAACTGGTGACACACGGCAAGCGTGGGTAGACGCCTATACACCGAAATAGGCGATCAGCGTTCAAACGTACATTGCGATGGGTTTTCCACCGAATACAAATAGACAGGCTTCCCAGGCGAGACATGCGCCAAAATAGTGGGGGACACAAACCACCCAACCCTGTCATGTAGTACGAGGACAACCGAAGCGGCGCCCTTCCGCTTTGGGCGTCAGTATCCCTTGACCTAATCCCTTGACCTAACATCAGTACAAAGGAGACCCGACCAATGCCCAGACAACACACAACCAATGACCTGACATATCGACGCAACAGACAAACACTGCTTGCAGACAACCCACCGTGCTACCGATGTGGCAAACCAGCCGATACCGCCGACCACATAATTCCTGTCTTTCAAGGCGGTGGCAACGAATTAGACAATCTGCGGGCCGCATGCCGAAAGTGCAACAGCACCACAGGCGCTAGGGACAAAGCCAAGTCAGACGCCCTACGCATACAAAAGCGTGACGAGGCCGTAAACCATTTTTTTGACGCCGGCACGAAGCC